CTTGGATGCGAGAGAAAGCTAAGTCTTAAACACCATAAAATTTAAGGAGGAATACCATGCAAGATATAATTAAGGCAGTGCCTGTCAAAGGCGGTGACTGTCGTTTCAAGCAGAAAGCCATTGACATCGATAATCTTGAGGATTGGATTAATACCACTCAGGGTACATTGAGTATGATGACTGAGGAAATCACATCTTTGCGGAAGCGGTTGGGTGCGTTGGAAAACCGTGACGAGAAGCATGAAGTATTCAGTTCTGCTAAGTTGTCGTTTATAATCGGCACATTGAAGACTTGTAGGTTAGAACTCGTCGATGATCTTAGAAAGGTAGATAACGCTTCATTAGATTATGCAACATTGATTCGTATCATATCTGATATTGATACGGCGCTCGATTTTGTCATAGAGGCAGCATCTGAGATGTTGGTTCATTATAAGGATAAAGAAATATGCTGTGAGGGTGATACAAAATGAAAAAGGACGAGTATATAAGTAGAGATGCTGTAATTGAAGAACTGGAAGAAGAAATTGAGGTAGGCGATGAATTTGACAAAGAAGATGTGCTGATAAACAAAGGACTTAAAATTGCCATTAACGACATTAAGAGGTTGCCTGCCGCAGACGTACAACCTTTATCCGTAGTTGCCAAACACATCAAGAGCAGACTGTATGAAACGGCTTTAAATACAAATGGGGCAGAGAGTGATACTATTGCAGCTATGGCAGAGCGTATTGACTTTTGGATTGATGAATTAAAGGAGGGTGTTATATAATGGATGAGTTCATAAATAGAAAAGATGCATTTGAAATTCTTCAATCAAGACTTGATAGCATTTCACAGATGTCTTATTTAAACATGGATTGGCATGAACTTGAGATTATGCGTGATGCTATTGAACACGCTATTGATGATGTGGGAGAAGTACCATCCGCAGATGTACAGCCTATTCGTCATGGGCGGTGGATAATAACGGACGATGTAGAACATTTCATAGCGATATGTTCTGAGTGTGGAAGGACAGAAGATAGCAGAGATATTAAGGATATGCCATATTGCCATTGCGGTGCAAGAATGTTGGAGGATTGAAAAATGAGCAGAAAAAGCAATTTTCAGTTATATAGAGTTTGGGACGGCATAATACAACGATGTTATAACCCGAACGCTAAAAATTATCATAACTACGGCGGCAGAGGCATTAAAATGCATGATGAATGGAAAAATGACTTTAGTTCATTTGAACATTATTGTTTAAATAACGGGTGGAGGCATGGACTGCACGTTGACAGGATAAACAATAATGACGGTTATTACCCTAATAATATACAATTTGTCACAGTATCTCAAAATATGCGAAATAAAAGAACTAACCATTTAATAAGTTACAAAGGGAAAACTAAATGTGCAATAGAATGGTGTGAAGTATTTAATATCAAACCTTCAACCTTATGGAGAAGGCTTAATAGTGGTTGGACGATCGATGAAGCATTTACAAAGCCTATTCAAAGGCGCAAGAATGGACGGTGAAATAGAATGAACATAGTATTACATTGTGATAGATGCAACAAAAAGATTGACGGAATAGATGAGGTGTTATTTCTTCGCCACGATACAGTTTCCGCTTGGTACGCTACAAGTCTCAATCGCACTGCTACTCAGATAGTAGCCGATGGAGAGAATACTATACTATGTGAAACGTGTCGTGATGAGTTTTATAACTTTACTAAGCACAGGGAGCTGATTGGTGATGAATAATTATGGGGTGACACTTCTTGAATTATGTAAAGGCTTGGTTTCTATCATGGAAAAACATCCAGAACTCATGGATAAAGTTGTATCTGTGCATACAGAATGTGGCTATTCAGGTGCAACTATTCCTGCTCCAATCAGAGTGTATACGCATAAAAACTTGGAGAGCGTAAGCATATACACCAATGACGATTATCCCGTCGATGATTATGATACTTACACGGTGTATAAGTAAGGAGGACCTATAATGAAACGTCGGAAAACCTACAATAAGTATACATATGATAAGATAATGGAAAAGCCCGATGATGTGGAGCTTCTTGAGCGAGAAGTTACAAAAGAGGGACAATCTGATGCTAAGAAAAATGTAGCAAAAATACTTACAAGCGCAAGCATGATTAGTTTTATGTGCGGTGGTGGGTATAGAGCCAAGGGGGTGAGTTACGATGAGGAAGAAGATGGACTATAAACATCTAATCGAGGATGTGTGTGGATTTACACATGGCATCAATGATGATACATTTAACCAACCAATACCATCTATGACCGCACAGCAAGCTTTGAATGAGCTATGCAATTATTTTCTCGGGGAGGATTGGTATGAACCTACAGGGCAAACGCATCCTGAAGTAGTTAATTTTTCTATAGTTGAACACATAGAAAGAAATTATAAAGGCGCTAAAATCCACCGAAATAAACAATAGGAGGCTTGCCTGATGACGAAAGAACAAGTATGTAGTCAGCAGATAGGTTGTTTATCATGCCCGTTATCTGTACGAATTACAGGCGTGTTTTGTGATAGACTATCTCCTGCCGATGTAGAGCGTATAATAAATAACAACCAAAATGATAAAGGAGGAGTAGGTAATGAACATTGAATCACTTGGCATTGTACACGATGCTTCAGAGCTGAGAAAGCTTATAGCTGAAAATCCTGATTTACCTATATGTGTATTAGTAGGTATGGAAGCTGCAACTGATGAATTTGCTTATACATATTGCACAGATGTAAGAGCACATATTGGTGAGATACTTGATTGCGAGGTATCAACAAGAGAGTATGTCATAACCGATAGAGATGATCTGAAAGATGCTCTCGACGATTTATACTGTGATGAGTATGCTAACCTCAGCGATGATGAATATGACAAAGCAATAGAAGCTAAGATAGCTGAGTATGAGCCATTTTGGAAGAAAGCTATCATAGTATATGTTGATAATTAAGAGGGGTGGTATGTATGTACAGAAATAATACCAATTTGATGCGCCGCATAATGACTATGTGGTTGGACGAGTATGTTAAGGATGATGGGGATATTGGACGTATAGGATACGCTCATGACGATATATGGGTAACTAAGTATGAAGTTAAGCCAAAGCGCAACGAGGATTCTGATCGGTATAGTTTTTGCATAGGTTTTATTGCTCCGAGGTCAGGCGCTGATAGCAATTCTGTATATAAGATATTTATAAATGATATATCAAATGTCATCATCAGTGTATCTTCTAAGGAATTAATAGTTGATTGGAATGCAACATTATATAATATATCATCTGAAGATATTAAATCATTAGCTGGTGCTGTATCTGATCCTGATGTATATATTAATGATTATAATAATCGTCACCCTAAATTTGCTATTGATAGTCTCGTTCTCAATAAATATATATTCAAGCCCTGTAGCCGAGAAATACAATTATATTTCACCGACGTAGATATACCTCTCCCTGCCGATGGAGACTTATTTGTAGGGTTTGACGTTGTTGTGGATGATATAGAATATAATTATCTGTTCCGTGTTACAGATAAAATAGTGTATCGTTCAAACAGTGGTTGGTGTACTGACTATATCGCAAAGTTCTGCGGTCATCGTGTTCCTTCCGAGATACAACTAAGGCAGACTAAGTTAGGTTGGGTTTTGCGCAAGGATTTAATTACAACAGCTATTAAAGAGAGCGGATACTTATAATAGAAAGGTAGGGTTTTATGAGACTAATAGATGCCGACAGGCTTGACAAGGAATTATCTGAGGAAGACTACATCAAAGAGGGAGAAATGTTTTCTGAATATGTAGACCGTATGCGAAGCATAATCGATAATCAGCCCACAGTATTCCTTTTATTCTCAGGAGGACGTTCATGCGGTAAGAAGTTATTTGCCGATTATTATAATATATGTAAAGTCCTCGATCACTTTGGTTTGGATAGTACAAATCCTGCAAAGGAGCTTGCATCTGTCTTAGAGCAGTATCAGAAGATTGTCTGTGAGCTTACAGGAGGCTTCTTCTCAAAGCTCACCTACGATGCGGACGTTATAATTGCTAAAGTGCAGGATATACAGAATGAAGATATAAGAACGGCTGTATCAGAAGCATCTAATTCATCGAAGCAATACAATGATGAAGACGCTACAAAGAAAGAGACCTAACATATAGGTCTCTTTTTTCAAACATTTTGAGTCGTTAATGTATACAAGAGGATACTATATGGAGGTGTTATATTAGGTCAGATAGTAGGTGATAAATACTACGCAGTATATGACCCAAAGTCTAAAAGCTTTACATGGCGATATTCAAAGCATCTGCCTTGGGGCAAAACTATAAGCCTGTATGCTACCAATGACTTCACATACCCAAGCGAACCCGAGGAAATGGATTTCTGTAAATGGTTACAGAGGTTCATATTCAAGTATATAGGGAAGTGATATAACGGTGAACTCTCCCCCACCTAAAGAGGTCTTTGGGTAGCTACTGAAGAAAGGTTATTACATTGAAGCAAAGCGGAGCAGGTGTATTTGCCTGCTCCGCTGTGATTATATATCTATGGCGAGTACATCAGGCGCAAAAGTCATGAGGAGTAAACCTTATATATTTGCAAAGGCGTATATGCCTAATTTGTGAATATGAAAGGAATGATTATATGTTTACTCCTATTGCGATGGGAACAAACCATATGTTCGGGCAGGATAACTACGTTCCTCTGATGAAGCAGAATTTTGAGCTGAGAATATATAATATGGACGGAAGTGTTCCTACTGAGTTCTCTACACTGCTCACACTTTCTACAGACACCATCGGAGGCATCAACGAGGAACAGGATGTAATCACTGTACATTACGGAAACGGCATCATCAAGTTCCCCAATAAGGTATCGTTCAACGATGTTGATTGGCAGCTTAACTGCTACTGCAAGCCTAATGTTCTTGAGGGTCTGAGAGCATGGCGTAAGCTGTGTTATGACTCTAAGGAAGAGACTATGGGTCTGCCCTCTCAGTACATGAAGCTTGGTTTTATCGTTCGTTATGACGGACAGGGTAATCCGAGAGAGGGTATTAAGTTACCTGGTGTGTGGATTAGAGGTCTTGAAAACGGAGACTATGATCAGTCTGGTGATATTGTAAAGGTAAGAACTACGCTTGTTATCTCCAAGGCTGAATATCTTACACAGGATGATCTGATGAACGGCACACTGAGGGGTTGATGCTATGAAGAAATATCGTAAGCCTGTACAGAGTTCTACCACAATTCGGTATGAAACTCCTTCGGGCAAGGAAGGTATCTTTGAGCTTGACTTCGATAATCCGAGTACATTGTTCCGAACCCTTGAGGATATAGCAGGGTATGATTTTGCTTTGCAGTTTCAGGATGAGTATGAGGCTTGGTATAATGAGAACGTAGCTACATTGAGAGATATAGTTGACGATTTCACTAAAGAGGCTTTCAACGATGCCGATAACTGTTCAAGCAACATATCCGCTATAAGAGATTCAGTCAATGAGCTTAACGAGATTGCTGAAGAGGTTCAAGATAATGAGATGCAAGATAAGCTCAATGGTATATTAAGTCTGCTCGATGATGCAGAAGATGATATATCTGCTACTCTCGGAGGTATAAACGACCTGAGAGAAAACTTAGGGCAGGAGGCGATTTATTAATGAAGCGATATATACGAAGCAGTAGTGGGTATCCCTATCCATATAAGCAGTCACCTGAGTATGCAAGACTTGCAGAGTATGGGTATACACTTGAAGTCAATAAACGTCCTACGCAACGAGGTGGAAGAGGGCTTGATTATAACGAGTATACAAACGCCTGTGTGATTAAGTTCCCTGACGGTGATACATACGCATCGTTTACGTTCTTAGAGCCTACTGATCCTGATTTGTTGGATGAGTTCTCTATTAAGCATGGCATGAATCATTGGGATGTTTACGCTGACGGCGAGAGGATAAATGACCGTATAGATTATGAGCCATATACATTCGATGAATGTATAGTGTGTGCGCTTAGATACTTTTGGTCATACTATTAATAAAGGGGTTGAGGAGTGATGTTGCGTGAAACGATATATCCGTGCTACAGTATCACCTGATCATGTGTTCAACATCAATGACACCAAGGTATCGTTTTATAACGACTTTCTCAATGACAAAGACCTCAAGTATATGCAAGAGAATAAAAATCGTACAGGTGAGATAGTGTATATGTCACCTGACGATTATTTCCGTGAATGTGCTAAGGAGATATTTAATGTATCACAGGATTATCTTGAGGAGTCAAGGTCTATCAATACAGGTACTATAATGGATTACACATCCGCTATGAAGCGTGGTGATGTTTTCCCTTTACCCTACATCAATTATGCGGATAAAACCCAAGAGGGCTTACATCGCATGATGGCGGCAGGTGATGCCTTTGGGTGGAACACGAAGTTTCCTGTGTTGGTAGTTACTGCGGTGGATGAGGAGCGAGAGGCATATAACCAAATGTTCCAAAGAATGCGTGACTATGAGCGCCACGACTTTAAAAAGGTAGTGGAGCAGGCAGTGGATGAGCTTACCGATTGGGATTTAATGGCTCCACCCGATGTACTTACTCAGTTGAAGGATAAAGTTATACAGTGTGCTAAGTCTCCACAAGATCAAGATATTGATGCTAATGACATTGATGTCGATGTTGTAGCTCGGGAGCGTAACGGTTCGATTGAGCTGTTAGTTGACTTGATAAATTTCAACGGTATCGAGGAGGATAAGAACCCATTCCTCACACAAGTTAGTGTGTGGCTCGATGATATGTATGATTTATCCGAAAGCCCATTTGAGGTATCCGATTACTATTGATGCTGAGGTGATACACTATGAAACGATACTTACGTTGCAGTATATTCTGTAGTTATACAAGAGGTTTGCTTCAGCTCATAGAGCCTGACGAAGATGTCTATATCGACGAGTGGAAACACATATATGAGGGTGAACCTAACTGTGGTTGGGATACTATTTTTGAGTGTGCGCTTTCTGATTTCCTTCGGTATGCATATAGTGAAGATAGTTCGGACGATTGGGGAGCTACAATATGTGAACGGTACTTATCGGGAGATATGTCTGCTTCCGATGTGCTTGAAAGCTTTGATAACTTTGTAGACCAAATGGATCTGAGCAAATATGATAGATAGTATATACAGCCTTGCCTGCTCCGATAATGACAGGTGAGGCTGTTTGCGTATTAAACCTTATATATCGTAGGCAGTTAATGCCGAAAAAATCAAATCTGAGACTTTCAGAAAGGATGATTAAATAATGATGTCAGAGACATTTGAATTGTTGGGTAAAGGTATGTATAACGGCACTATCCCTGATGTACTCACATTAAAAAGTATTCCTACTACATCTGAGTTAGATTATGTAGGCAGTGAGGACTTCGATAGGGTGATGATCGAGAAAATACTTCCGCAGGCTGTGGAGGAAAAGGTAGATTTCTATAATCTGTTGGAAATCGATTATCAGTGGATATGCCGATGCTTACGTCTGATAAACTATGGTCCTTATCATACTGTAAATACAATATTCTGCGGTAAGTGCCATACCACATCTCATGGTGAGTATACTGTTAATCTGTATACAATACCTTGTATACCTCTGCCTGAAAACTTTAAAAATAGCATAACAATCAGCAAAGATGAGTTCATTGACTATGATAAAGATGTAGTCATTAAACTGCCTACTATAAAGGACATCCTCACTGCATACAGCGATAATGCGTTCAAGGGGGCTGACGGTGAAATAGATCGTGAGCTTGCGAGAATATGCTACTGTATTACGCAGATGGGTGCAGACAAAGGACTTACACCCTACGAAATCAAAATGCGTATACAGGGACAATTCAGCGCAGCCGATTATCGCATACTCAAAGAAGTCATGAACGATATGACAAATTATGGTCTGCGTATAGCAGGAAGCTGTGATTGTCCTAATTGCGGAAATAAGGATGCAACATTCATAGCATTGACTGATGATAAGTTTTTTCGTCCGACCTTGGGAGATCTCCGTGCGTGGAAACGTGACAGGAAGAATCAGGGTACAGGGGGAAATGAAAACCCCACAGGAAATAAGACAGAAAGTCTATGAGAATATTGTAGATGAAGCAATGTTCGTCGCTCGGGCTTCCGAAGGTGCAGTGTCAGCAGAGTGGCTGATGTCACAACCGATATTCATACGAAAGAAGTATGTTGACCAATTCACACAGGAGCTAAAAGAACGTCAAGAGCGATTGAATAATCGTAAATAACAGAAAGCCTTGCAAAGTGCTGTATATTGCACAGCGCAAGGCTTTTTTAGTAAAGGAAGTGAGATAGATGCCCGATAATAACAACGGTGCTGTTAATTCAGAGGTTAATGATTTGTTCACAGGCAAATCTACACAAAATGGGAGAACAGATACACAGATATTGGAGTCTATTGAAAAACAGATAGAGCTTTTAGTTAAAAATGGAGGTAGACCTGATATATCAGCTTCCAATGCTAATAATCGGTACGGACGTAACGGTTCTACGCATTATCAGGACATGAACCGTAACAGCAGGATTAGAGGTACATATAGAGACTTCGGGGATGCGTTTAAGAAGTCTATAACCGAAGAATTATTCGGTTCGGATTTCAAGAATGCTATGAATGACATCCGTACTCAGTTAGCCAAGGATTTGGGTGTAGAGTTGGGTGAGATACCAAAATCTCTTGGAGACCTTACGGGTAAGTTGTTATCTAAAACTATAAAGGAAAGCTCTCTCGGCAAGGCTATTCTTGACCCTATCAATAAGTATAAGCAGGATCTTGCAAAGCAGATGAAAGATGCTTATGCGAGAGGTACTGCCCCGTATCGTAAAGATAGTGATTTTAAGCCGTTTGATAACAGACAGTGGCGAGGTACCACATCTATGCCCGATATTGGTGGTGTAGCAGATGATGTCATAAAGGAAGCTTCCAAATCAGCATCATCATCTATCTCTAAGGGGCTTAGTGATGCACTCGGAGCAGGCGAAACCGAGGGATTAGCAAGTACAGTATCAGGTATAAGCGAGACCGCTATAGGTACCCAAGGTGCATTGAGTGGATTAACCAACGTTGTGGCTACTGTAGGTCCCAAAATGGTAGCCGCAAGCGCAGCTACCATGGGCTTATCCGTAGCCATAGACTTAGTTACTGATTACTTCAAGGATGCATTGAAGCCAGCATTAGAGGACTTCAAGAAGATGCTTGCAGAAGTGTCTAAATCTACCAAGCGTTCAGAGACTGAGCGGCAACAGAAGCTTGATGCGAGTCGTAAGCGACTTGAAGATGATATCAGAACCATGGCTGAAGCTCCATTTAATATACTCAGAGATGCCGCAGAAAAATGGTACTCTACATGGGATAGTACTCTAAGAAGCATATCGGCTACACAGGGTTATACAAAGGACCAAGTATATCAGCTATATGGTACATATGTAGATAGGCTGAGATCCGAAGGTCTTACAGATGTAATTGGCTCTACCGATATAATCAATAATCTGTCTAATGTTCTCGCCGCAGGCTTACAAGGAGCTGCCGCAGAGGAGTTCGCATATATAGCTACAAAACTGAATGCGGCTATACCTACACAAGATTTCTTCAACTACACTGAGGGCTATATCACCGCAGTATCTAATGCGATGAACCAAGGCAAGACCCAAGCAGAGGCTATAGCGATGGCTAATGCAGAGCTTGAAACTTTTGCCAATAGCTTACTCTATGCAGGCAGAGAAATCTCAGGCGGCTTTACCGTAGGACTGAAAGGTGCCGAAGCATTATTCCAAAAGGCAGAACAGATAGCTCAGGCAGGTAGGTTTGGTACGGGTGGTATGCAGTTAGGTTCTACTCTTACTGCAATATCTGCCATTACTGGCGCTATCGCCCCTGACTTAGCATCAGGTATTGTAGATGCTGTGTATAAAGCCGCAGTCGGTGGAAATGCATCTGATATAGTCGCACTCAGATCATTAGCAGGCATAAATGCATCAAATACTGAGTTCTTACAGGCTATAGTTAATAATCCCCAGCAAGTATTCGGGGATATGTTTACCAAGCTTTCGCAGCTTCAGAATATGTCTAACGGCGCATATATGGAAGTAGCCGAAGGTCTTTCTTCTATATTCGGCGTTTCTATGGATAGCTTTGCCCGTATTGACTTCAATCAGTTAGCTTCCGCAGTAAAGGCTTCAGCTAATCCTAATTCTGCTCTAAACCAAAACATGAAACTTTTGTCTTCGGGTCAGACTACTACAAATGCCGAGATACTGCGCATGAGACAGATCAATCAGTATATAGCCGAAGATGGTTTAGGTTATGTACTTGACAATGAAGCCGCAAGAGCTGTATTACAACATGAGTGGGATGAGCAGATAGCTAAGGAACTGATGGAAACTACATACGGTGTAGAGCTTACAGGTTCTGCATTGCAGTTCCTTAATACTGTGTCTAATACTGTAAATAGAATAGCTAACTTCATGAACCCATTCTCAGCAGTCAAAAAAGTAGAAGAACTATCTGTCACTGTAAAACAGGAGAGCGCATTAAAGGATGATATTAAACAAGCTCTTGAGTTGGGGAAAGTCGGAGCAGGTAATACAAGCGTACTGTCTCAATTAACTTCGTATAATCTTAAAACACCCATCACAGATACTTATGTAGAACTTTTGGGGGGATCTTCAGCATTTCGTGATACCCAAGCAGAAATTAGCAAGATACGAAATAAATGGGGAGGTATTGGATATAGTCAGAATGATATACTAAATGGCATAGGTCGCATAGTGGATAACAACAACTCGTTGAACTCAGCTATATCTGGTGGAAAATGGTTGAATGCATTAGGTTCAATGTACTCTACAGGATCAGATGTTGTTTCAGGTGCATTGTTAGGTCAATTCAGCAACATATTCCGTGGTAATGATAAATCTGTTGAAGCTTTAGGAATATCATCTGCAAAATCTATGTTTGATGACATCCTCAAGATATCTTCCGCACCATACCGATCAATGTCATCATATCAATGGAATAGAATAGGTAAAAGTTCTTTGTTACATTCAGGTATGTATGGTTTGCCTAACTATGATTATGGCGCATCAGTTGTATCAGCATCGGCTGTAGCATCTGCATCGCAAACACAATCAAGGCTTAATGATAATCTACAAAAGATGCTCACATCTATGGATGATTACTATAGCGAGGATAATACTCGTTCTTATGAGGACTTTGTGGCTACTGCGAAGCAGTATGGTATTGCTGATTACAAAAAGGCATTGGAGCAGGGTGGTCTTACTGAGGAAGATGTTCGTAATAGATACAATCAGTTACAAGATCAGACAGCTATAAGTAAACAGCAAGACCGTAATAGACAAGAAGAGCAGTTTTGGGAAGATAATATATTACAACTTACTACAAGTAATACATGGTTGGAGAGTATAAATTCCACAGCAACTGATGTATTCAATCTGTTTGATGATTTTGTAGCTGCGTGGAAAGATTACTTTATTGAGCATACTGTGTATAATAGTGCATTTGATCGCTCCGCTGTTGAAAAGGTGCTGAGTGCCGAGCGTGATAGTTCTGAGACTGCTATTTATGCATTAGCTGATGCACTTACTCAGAATGATGTAGGACTTCTGCTTGATCCTACGGTGCAAACAAATGCTCTGCTGTCTCAGATACTAAAGGTAGCAAACGCTATATTGGTGCAAAGCAGTAACGGTGGAGGTGCTATATCCTTGCCTGACACCATAGCAGGCTTGTCTTTGGGTATAATCAGTCAAGAGTAATTCGCAAGATATATTATGTGGTGCGCCATAGTCTCTGTGGTGCGCCACATCTATTATGTAAACCTTGTATAAAGTTGATAAGTATATGTGTACACAAGTTATTGTGCTATAGTAACTTCATGTAGTGTTTATAATGATTCACTACAGGGGTTTTATTATAGTCATGGTAATATCATGATATTTAGAGGTGATAATCACATGAATGTAAAATCATTCAGCGTAGCAACTACGAATTTGTTCCCTGCTACAAATACTACAAAGGGTGGACAGCTCGTCACAGAGTTTAATCTGAGGTCTATTAATAGCGTTAGTGGTCCTGAGAATGTACAGTATATGAACGGACCATCATATACTCACGGCGAAAAAGATTTTTATGTATCCACAGTGCAGTCGGCAAGCAATACATCATTCTTTGATTCCACAGCTTCAGGAGGGGCAGTGATAACTATACACCCAGGCAGAGCTATAGTTAACGGGTTTTATGTAGAGAATCTTGTACCTATGGTTGTTGACTTAGCCGAGCTGAATGCACAAGCAGTAGCTGACGGCAATACGCCAATAAATGGTAAACTTGCTATAGGATTAAAAGTGATGTTCAGTACAGAAACAACTATGCTTGGGTCAATACTCACCGAGGATGAGAATGATGAGTACTATGAAGGTATACAGTTAGTGATCGTACCTGAGAGCGAAGTGAGATTACCCACTACCGTATATACAGACGGCGATGATGTCATTGATTGTGGTACAGTAGAAAATCAGTGGCGTGTCAACATGGATATATTACTTGGTACGTTCAATTATATAAATGGTAGTATAAGCAATGTGATCAATAATTATCCTGCCAAGTGTCAGTCTATGCCTGCGAGTCGTATCGGTAGTATAGATGATATAATACCCGAGACCTATGTTAAGAAGTCTGGTCTTAATCCCAAGAGAATTTATACATTTGCAGGAAAGGGTACCGATCCGTCTACAGGAGACAGTACATGGTGCGATAGCACAGATGCTCTGATGATTTGGGATAATAATCCTAAGTTCACATCTGATGCGCCATCATATACAGAAGCAACTTTTGCAATCACGGATGATTCACCAAATGCGGTCAAGCTCATACTCCCACACAAACAAATAGATGGTATGACTGATGCTCAGGGTAATCCACAATACTATGCCCCTAAAATAATCAGTATACCTAATGCTGATTGGGGTATGGGTACACCTGGCATGGTTACAAAGGCATACACAGAATCTGTGAAAGCTATTAATAATAAGATGTCCAACTTCTATCAGCTTACGAATGGTAAGCAGAGGGCATTCTTGAATGAGCTTACAGATGTATCTGATTTACCTAATCTTGATCCGTCATGGAACGTCGGAGATTATGTATTAGTAGCTAAGGATAGTACAATCATTAGTGAACTCAATGATACGCTCAATCTCACACCTCCATCGACTATGTATGTGGTCCTGCCTGGAGTGGTTACTGCTATAGGTGAAGCACAAGCTACGGCTCCTACAGGTGTATGTCTCGATACATACGTCGAGCCGTATGAAACAGATACACAATATAATCAGGCAAGTAATCGTAATTGGTGGGATATCAGCTCAGGTGCATATCGGGGTGTCGTAGGTGTCGATTATTTTACACTCAAGTTAGAGCGCTCATCTGGCGATTATGTGTACTGTTATTATCCTGTGACTGAGACAAATGGGCTGAAGACATATTCGGTTCCGATTCAACTAACAGGTCAATATCCGTTTGCTACTGAGGAGATGACAGGTGGGTTCTTGAATGCTCCCGACTCATATGTGGATGCAGGATATGTGTATCTTGATGACTATGGTCATTTGCGACTGAGAGATTATGCTTTGTTGCGTAGCGGTACACTTGCGTATCAGCTTGGTGCAGATTACACAATAGATGCAGGTCTCACTATTGATGAGATACAAGCAGAACTGAATGAGTACATCAACCAACGAATTGCATTTCCTACGTTGCAACAGATTTACAATAGTAATCCGAATGTAATAACTATTAATATTACTTTGCCTGAAGAAATTGATGAGGAGACACCTACATTGAATATATCAGGCATAGATAGTCGATTTAATACTGCTGTTTGTGTAAATATATACGGCGTAGCTACAAATGCTACAACAATTAATGTCAGCGATTGCGAGAAGATAAAGATAGTTGTGGCTGAGGGAACTCCAACAGTCAATCTGTATCGTTCTTGCCTCTATTATGATGCTAACACACTCACTATACTTAATGAAATTGTAGATATGTCACTGTGGTATGAGAAAATGCAGAGTACAGATCCTGATATCGTTGTAGAGGGTATGACTGTAAGAGCTGTAGCTGATACAGATACTTATTACAGTGATGAAGCAGATTATACTGTGGTTTCCTCCGAATTTTGGTCCACTGATGCACCGAACGATAATCATTTTATGGTCGCTTTACAGAGTATCACATTTGGTGGCAATGGCATCATTACTGGGTGCAGTGTGTTGGTTAGAAATGATTCAACTTCAAATGTTACCGAGGGTAGGGCTGTATTCCATGATACTTCGTTTGTATTACCGCAGGGACCTGCTTTATATTACCCTGTGACTCGATTGAACCAAGCAATTAAGGTGACGGGTAGATTTATTTCCGCATATGAAATTTCTAATCCCGATGGTTATATGGTTCAAGAGACCGATTTTTCATTGTCTACACCATATTATAATACGCTTGGTCAAATCAAGGGTAATGGTGAAGTGGCATTCTTGACTAATGCATATTCCATATCTGTGGCTGACCCCGAGACTATTACTGTGTGGGAACCTAACTCATTCCACCACTTTAGCGGTACCACTCTGTTGTGATTGTAGGTGATACTATGTTTGTTCATGATGTAATAAAGATAAGGTATTCAAATGATGGATACCTTATCGATTACCCATATCACATGATATCGGATAAAGAGATGATGCAAGCATTCTATGATGCTAACGGAGCAGGCTTTTTCACTGATAATTATCCATGTATGTCGGATGACATCGAATTTATACGTTCATATAACATATTGGTTCAAACCATACTGACGTATATAACGCTGTACATCAATGAGGAAATTGCAACAATACCTGATTGGATATATTCATATATGCTTGGAGCGACTATATCTGTAAACAGCGATAAGTTAGACATTTATGATTTATCTGTGCAATTAGGTGTTGGAAAAACAGATATTTTTACTCAAGCCTGCTCCGAAGCTTGTTTTAACGAGAGTTCTGTAACTTGCAAGGGCTATCGTAGGCATACACTTAACATCAATTCGTTTTCGGCTAAAACGGTCGATGCCTTGAAGAACATCAAGTTAGTTTATAATACAGATACGGTTCCCAATCTGTATGCAGAAGGGGTGGAAGTCATTACGTTATATGATCTGTACCGAAATGTTACAATCAGTTCATCGTATGAGCGACCACCGACGATGTTTGGTGAGCCACACATAATAAAGTCTCTGAGGTTGAGACAGATATCTCTATAAAAGGGGGCAGTGATATGCAGTTTCTTGAACTGACGGAAAACGCTACGCTTTCGTGGCTGAATAATCGTGTGGGAGTCAAGAATACCCCTACTGTACTACAACAGAATAATATCCCAAGAGTACATAATGTAGGCAAAGCATTCAAAGATATGACCGCACAGAAGGTGGCTGAGTATACGGAAGTAGACCCTAATGGACAAGTATCTACTGTTGTATCTTACCCGAAGAAAATAAATATATTGAATACATTTACTTCCGATGCAGATGTGTTTGAAGCTGCGGCGTTGCAAAACGATGATGGGTGGAAGTTATTAGCTACCGTAGGTACTATGCCAAACTATCTTCGTATACCATCAACATTCACATTACCTGATAGTATAGATATACTTGGTGGCTCAGGAGCCATAGATAAACGAGTATACAATCAAGCCATCGGCTTCTTGGAGAACAAATTAGATGTGGACCCTGCTATATTCAATAAATATAGCGATATACGTTCTTCTTCATATAATACAGTCGGCTCAGATAATGTATATCAATGGTTTAAACTCCCATGGGGTGACATTACATTGTATTCATCTCTTAGCGATACTTCGATGGATTTTCCTGTATACCCCGAGGAGTATGATGATGAGCATCAAGCTAACTATGATACAATGCCTGATTTGTTATATCAATACGAACCATGGCAAGTGTATAAGAGTTCGGGACCTCGGAGTAACCCCTATACTTTCAAGATGCATCGTGATATGTGGTCTGGTGATCATAGGGACGGTAAATGTAATGAGCTTATAAGATTTTGTGAAGCTAATTGTTACCCTGTATTCAGTGGTGCAACAGTGCAAACATCTACTGTTGTGCTATATATTGCAGGTAAACCACTTATAAGGGGTATACTCACTTCTGTAAAAACACAGTATTCTGGACCCATAGGATTGGACGGCTTTCCCCTATATGTGGAAATGACATTGAATATTACAGAAGTATCTTCTGAGCCATTGAATTATTATAGCGTGATGCGAAAGGGGCTGATTGGGTGATGACAAAAGGCACTAAACCTGTATATTATGATACGTTGATCCCATATAAGACTATACCCTACAAGGGTATAGAATACTCTGTGTGCAGAGACTATGATCACATTAGCAGATATAAAGGATTACGTCAAATAGTACATAATCCTGCGGATATCGATAGATTCATAGCACTTGAGACACCTAACGCCGTTAATTCTAACGCCAGCTACAGATATTATGTGGTTCCCACTATCGAAGAACATAGGTTAGATTTAATAGCATATAAG